CAGATATTGGAGCTGATGTTTCTATGTTCAGTTCGTCATCGTCTAGGCTGTCTGGGTTGATCTCAATAGAGCCATTGTTGGTGCTGATCTTGGCAGCGTAGGTCATACCGTCCATGCCATAACGATTCTTCATAATATGAACACGACCAGTCCCATTCACCTTGTCTTGACGTTTTCTAGAGAGTGACATAGCAAAGTCAGCAATCATCATCTTATTGTAAGATCCTGCAGCCTTGTCACCTTCAATTACATCATCTTTTGCACCAGCACGGTTAACCTGTGATACTGTCCAGATTGGCACTTTCAACTCTCTTGCCATACCTTTTGTAGCAGTATATACATCATCAATCGCATCTTTAGGATCAATTGACTTGGTTTTGCTCTTTAACAGATCAACGTAGTCTATGATAACTAGATCAGGTGGATAGCCAAGATCACGACACTTCTGAATGTGTGATTCGATAGTGTGAGTTGTAGCTTTCCCCATCGGGAACTCTTTGATGATCAACTTACCTTTCACCTTTGATACAGCCTCTTCAATATTACCTCTGTGCTTATGTACATTTTGTACATCGATCCCTGTGAACAGAGAGTCATACCTTTTACCAACGTAGTATTCAGAGAGCTCTAATGTGTAATGGCACACTGTGTAGCCACGTTGTACGGCCATACCTCCCATATTAACTAGCATCCATGATTTACCACCGCCAGGATTTCCGAAGATAATACCAAGGTCACCTGAACCAAGACCTCCCATTAGTAGTTCATTTACATGTGGCCATGCTGTAGGAATAGCAGCTCTTTCTTCTTCACGGTATCTGGTCTCAATATCTTTTTCGTATTCGTGGCCTATTGATTTATCCTGCCCTGCTTTTAATGCAGAGTCCATCATATACTTGATGTCGTCGTATTGACCTTTCTCTAACAGGCCAACTGAATTCAAGATAGCTTTCTTGATCTGTTGATTCTTACAGAAGCTACTAAACTCTTGCTCTACATATTCACGATCTTCGTTAGATGCTTTCAATGCTTCTTTCAACTGCTCAACTACAGATACCTTCAACACGTCATTTTCAATCTTTCTTACTTCAACTTGTAGTGCATCAATAGATTGCGTGGTGTGATACTTGTAGTAGTAACGTAAGATCTCACCTACGATCCATTTGTGAGCTGGGTTGTCAAACATCTCTGTATCTAAGATGTCATTAATGTTTTGTAGAAACTCTTTGTGCTTTAATAGGCTTGATAATACCTTGATTTGAAAACCGATTCCGTACTGCTGTAACTGATTTAAATTCGACATAACTATTTATACTTTTGTAAATTGTGAAAGTGATTGAATAACCATGATTGTACATTCTGAATTGAGTTACCTAACTCATCTTCATGATACAATGTAAGAAATTTCTGTGAATCATATACCTTAAAAGGATTGAGTAACACATTATTTATTTCTTCTAGTGCTTCTTCTGGTATATTAGGATTCTTTAAGTCCATCAACCTTTGATTAATGCGTAGTTGAAACTCAAAGTTCTTGATAGACTCGAGTATCTTCTGTTTACCTTCGCATCTTTGTAATATATCATCTAGTGTTATAAGCTCATCTTTAGCTAAGTCTGGAAAATGCTTTAGCATTGTTTTAGAACCTAGACCTTTTACTCCAGGAACATTATCACCAGAATCACCTAGTAGTATCTTCTGTGTTAAGAAGTTGTTTGGTGATACTCCAAACTCAGTTAGTACTAGATCGTGATCATAGAACTTTTTCTTGGTAGGTGAATACACAGTGACTTTGTCTGATACTAATTGTAAGTAGTCGCGATCACTCGACATAATCGTAACTTCACCAGTAAGCCTTTGACTAATATAACCAATCACATCATCAGCTTCTATCTTGTCGATTGAAATAAGATCAATAGGAAGCGTCTTTAGATAGAATATTAATCTGACTAACTGTTCTGTTATAGCATCAGACTCTTCTTGCTGTGATTCAAATGAGTCCCAATTAGTAACCCTAGTTAAACCACGATTAGCTTTATAGTCTGGGTAAATGTACCTTTTGTTTGTAGATGAGCCTTGCCCATCAAACACTACGATCACTCTAGTAGGTCTTACTAACTTAATTACGTATCCTAACGATCTCAAAAAGCCAGTTAGTCCACCAATATGTGATAGGTCTTTATTGACCCAACCAATAGCAGCGAATGCTCTTAAGAAGGTGTTTAGGCCGTCTATCAAAAGCACTCGGCTGTCTACTGAGTCTAGGTCTTTCTCCTCTTTTAAAGAGTCGAATATTTTTTGGAATTCTTTATTCATTAATCTTCTGTGTCAAATATATCAGGTGATAAGCTAGTTTCTTCTTCAACTACATCAAATGTAGCAGATCCAAGGACCTTAGTCCATTGATCAGAGTACTTCTTCTTGTACTCATCGAGCTCTTTCTTATCATCTTTGATAAACCCGTGCACAGTCATAATGACTTTGTTAACAGCAGTTACACCAGTTACGTGATTCTTGTCACAGCTAATTCTGGTTCTCTTAGCAAACTCAACCTCTTTACCATTCTTGGTAGCTTTGATTTTGTTTGTACCTGCTCTAGCGATATTACCAAACGTGATAACCAAAGACGAATCGAAGTACATTGTGTTACCACCTTTGTTATTGAGTGTAGGTTGACCCATTGGTGAATCAGGCTTAGCTACCCATACTTTATTTACTGCAACTAATGTGTTAGTATAAGGCTGTGATGCTTTACGAGACAGTACAATACGCTGGTTGATAAAGTTACCAAACTGTTGAGACATTGCTCCTGCATTCCACTCATTATTGTTTGTGCTCTTCTCAATTGACATTCTACAAGGAATAGAACCAACAGAATCCCAGAAGAAACAAATGTTGTAAGGAAGTGTTCCTCTCTTTTGTTCATCTAGAATATCAGCAATAAAGCCTGCAACGTCTTCAATACACTCTAACCTTTCACGGTCAATGTATAAAAAGAAGCCTTTATAATCTACAACTTCACCTGTTGCTGGATCTGCTACCTCTTCAAATTGAAAGCCCATCTCACGAGCGTGATTCCAATCCCACTTCATCTCGGTAATAATGAAGACAGGTAGTATACCTAACTTTTGTGCACTAACTGCAGCTTCAAGTAGTGCAGTTGTTTTACCAGTATCAGAGTGTCCTCTTAATAACGTAATGTGACCAACAGGAACTCCTGGGATTTGTAGTGTGTCTTGAAATGCTTGTGAAAGAGGGATCCAAGACTGTTCTTTGAAAACTACACCAGCAGATAAGTTCTTGCCCTTCTTAAACTTCTCAAGGTCTGCTGTGCCTTTGATTGCACTAGATATAGTGCTAGTAAGCGATTCTTTTGCTTTTGCCATACAAAACTATTGTGTTAAAAAACCCTGGCTTAATCGCCAGGGCTTCGTTATTAAATATCGAACAGATCATCAATCGCCGAGTCTACACTTGGCTTAGTTGTACTCAAAGTGTACTGTCCAGATTGAGGTTGCTTAGGAGTAACTTCATCAGCTTCTTCTTTCAGATCTTCTTCTGGGTTCAGGTGCTTAAGAAGTGCTTCTTTCATATCATCATAGCTATACCTCTTAAACTGTGTCAAAGGATCTGGTTGATTCTCTAACCATAGTTTTACTTTGTCAGCGTCCTCTGATAGAGGTGTTGACTTAGTTCTAACACGAATAGTCGATGTGTTGTACATCAAACCTGTTGTTTCTTTACCAGCAGTTTCAACTGTAATATCACGGCCAGTAATAGGATCAGTGTAGTCTCCTACATCCTCATCTTCAGCAATAGAAAGTAAGTCCATGTAGACTTGCTTACCAAACTCCCAAAGACGAACTCCTTTGTCTTCTTCTCCACGTACAATTACAGGAGCGAATACACGCATTTTTGGTTCAAGCTTCTTAGCTAATTGCCAGTTGTCTTTTTCAGACGACTTACGAAGTCCTTGAGCAAATTCAACGATAGGATCCTTTTCACCAAAGTTAGTCAATGCCATCATAGAACGATTGTTAATTCCATAATGCATGTAAACTTCTTTGAAAGGGTTTTGCTTATTATAAACAGAAGGTACAATACGTACCGAGTGTTTACCCACGCTAGGCCTCCAAATAGTTAATGTGAGGTCCTTCTTTTGTCCTCCACGTGGATTCTGTAGAGCCGACAATCTTGATTTAATGACTGAAATGTCCATATATAACTTGTTTTGGTAAACGTAAGAAAAAAGAAAGAATAGAAAAAATCGTTCTTATAAGTAAGATAAAAAAACCGGCGTTTAGCCGGCTTTACTTATTTTATTTAGTCTTTTTTGCCCTAATTTGTTTATTTAGTTCGTCGGCTTTTTTTTGAGCTCTTTCAGCATCTTGCTCTGTAGTTCCAAAAATGTGCTCTTTTGGTACTTTTTGATTTTGTAATCTAAACATAGGATTTTTGCTCACTATCCACTTCGGTTTTGTATTACTTGATCCCGGTATTTGCTTAATAAAATAGTAGGACCCCATTTTGCCTGTGCTTATTCCAGCTATTTCTGTAGCTATCCCAGCTAACTCTTGCATCCTTTTTACTTCGTTGAGTAGACTTTTCATCTTTAAAAAGTAGTTTTACAGTAATAAATATCTGGGTGGAATTAAACGGCAACTATCTTATGGATAGTGGTGTTAAGCCTCTTGAGGTCTTCACCTTGAGTGAGAAGGATAGAGTTCTTGTAGTCGTTCCAATTGATCATAAAAGATGTATCAAGTACACCCTGATTCAACTTTTTGATCAAAGTGTTCAGAGCGTTGATAGTATAAAGAGTGTTTGACTCTTTTTTTCTATGAAGTAGGATTGTGTTTGGAAGTATCTTGGTATGGCTACCTTGAGGTTCAATGTTATATGTACACATAAACTCTTCTGATTCTGGAGAAGCCAAAACGAAGATCTTTTTATATAGAATGGTGTACTCTCTGTTAATTTCTCTTAGAGTGTCATCTAGACCATCTTTAGAGGTGAAAGTACAAAACAACTTATTCATAAGTGATTCCTGGGTAAGTTCGACTATTTTATTTTCTATCATAACTGGTTACTGTTAATAAATATTGTAATACTTGTTAGAAAGCGTAGTTGGTGCCATATTTGTGTTTAACGATCATGCCGTTGTTTTCTAATATCTCTTTTATCTTTTTCAATAATGTCTTGCCGTCTTGGGCCGAAAAGTCAAATAAGAAAGAATCGTAGGTGATCAAGATCAGCTTTGTCTTCTTCTTACTTAGAAGTTTGTTTAGTTCTAAGATCTTATCTATGTTCTCCTTGGTCTCTAAATTCTGGACAATGTAGTTAAACAGTTTTAGCTTGTTCATACCAGGTAGTTTCTTCAAGATCCTTCCAGTTGGGAGTACTGCTGCTTTATGGGCATTGTACTTCTTCCATTCTTGGTTAATAAACTCATCAAGGTGTTTAAAGAAGTCAATATGTTTGTATTGGGCTTCAATCCCTCCATACAGCTGCCTAAACGTGATGGTCTTTGATTCTTTATACTGCTCGTCAGTCAGCTCGTCCAGGTTGAAATATGCGCGTCCTAAATAGGTGTGCATAGACTCTTTTGGAGGTTCAAACCCAATCAACCTAGATATTAGCCTCAAATGGTAGGCGTCAAAGTCAAACTCTACCAGAAAGTCGTTCTTTGGTACAAAGCACTGTCTAAAGTCCTGGTCCTTTGGTATAGCTAGAAAGTTAATACCATTGAATGAGTTAGTAGGCCTTGCTGTTAAATTATACAGGTTGTAGTATGAAT